GGTCCGCCGGCGGACGCCGAAGACGACCGGCTCGATCTCCCCGGGCACGGCGATTGCCGCAATTCTGGCACTCGACCGGCGGTCCCGCGAGGGCCGGCAGCTCGCGGCGATCGCGGCCATGCTCGAGGAACACCTCGGCGAGCCGAACGCTGCGCAGCGCTTGTTGATCATGCTGGCCGCAGCCGAGGGCGTGAAGGTGGCGAAGCTGACGCCGGCGATGCTGGCCGAGACCGGACCCGACCAGCCGGCGAGCGAGGCCTGGTCGAAGGCGGCCACCGGCCTCAAGCGTTCGCTCCAGCTCCTCGGGATCGACCGGGTGCAGGCCGACGCACCCGACCTGAACCGTTACCTCGAGCTGAAGGCAGGGGGCGAAGAGTGAGCCGGCCGGCGCTGACGATCCTCGATGCGCTCGACGACCCCAATCTCTTCGCACCGCACTTCGCCGGCGACACCTGGCAACCATGGCGTTCCTTCCTGGCCGCGCTCTTCGGCCTGCCCCTGCCAGATGACCAGGAGCTCTTGCGGAGCGCCACCGGCCTCGAGGAAGCACCGGGCGAGCCGGCGGCCGAGGCGTACCTCGTCTGCGGCCGCCGGGCCGGCAAGAGCCGTATCCTCGCCCTCGTCGCGGTCTATCTCGCCACCTTCCGTGACTACCGCCCGTTCCTCGCTCCGGGCGAGACCGCCAGCGTGCTTGTGATCGCGGCCGACCGGCGCCAGGCGCAGGTGATCCTCGGCTACTGCCGTGCCCTCCTCAACGAGACGCCGCTCCTGGCCCCGCTGGTGACCGGCGAGACCGCCGAGACCATCACCCTCGCCCGTCGTGTCGAGATCCGCGTCGCCACCGCCTCCTACCGGACCACCAGGGGCTACACCTTGGCCGCGGTGTTGGCCGACGAATTGGCTTTCTGGCGAGACGAGACCAGCGCCAACCCGGACCAGGCTATCCTCGAGGCGGTGCGCCCGGGCCTCGCCACGACCGGCGGGCCGCTGCTCTGCGCCAGTTCCCCGCACCGCAAGTCCGGCGAGCTCTGGCGGGCCTTCCGCACCCATCACGGCCAGCCCGGCGACGTGCTGGTGTGGCAGGCCGCGACCCGCACCATGAACCCGTCGGTCCCGCAGGCGGTGATCGACCGCGCCTACCAGCGGGACGCCGCGGCAGCATCGGCCGAGTTCGGCGCGCAGTTCCGTGACGATCTCGCGGGCTTCGTCGACCGCGCGGTGATCGAGGGCCTGGTCGAGCGCGACGTCACGGTGCGATCACCACAACCCGGTGTCGAGTATCGCGCCTTCCTCGATCCCAGCGGCGGCGCCCGGGACAGCTTCGTGCTGGCGATCGGCCACCTCGAGGGCGAAGAGCGGGTGCTCGACGTGGTGCTCGAGCGGCGCCCGCCCTTCTCGCCCGAGGCCGTCGTCGCGGAAATGGCCGAGACGATGCGCGACTATCGCGTGAGCACGGCGCTCGGTGACCGGTACGCCGGCCAGTGGCCTGTCGAGGCCTTCCGCCGGCATGGCGTGATCTACGAGCAGGCCGCCGAGCCCAAGAGCCAGATCTACTTGGGCTTGTTGCCGATGATCAACAGCGGCCGCGTCCGGCTGCTCGACGTCCCTGCCCTGGTCGGCCAGCTCGCCGGCCTCGAGCGCCGCACCGCCCGTGGCGGCCGAGACAGCGTCGACCACGCGCCAGGTGGCCGAGACGACGTCGCCAATGCCTGTGCGGGCGTGCTCACCAGCCTCGGGACCGGGGCGACGTTCTTCATCACCAGCCTCGCCGACGACCTGCCTGAGGGCGCCCTGGGTCCGCGGTCCCTGCTCGACGCGCCGACCGAGGCCTGGCTCAACTACTGAAGAGCCGCGACCAGATCGACCGGCCCATCTCGGCTATCAGCTTCTCCCTCGTGCTCGCGAGCTCCGCTTCGGTCCGGTCGAGCCGCACCACCTTGTCGGCGAGCTCGCGCTCGACCGCGGCGAGGCGCTCCTCGAGCCGGCCATTCTCGATCCGCAGAACCGTCACGTCGTCACCACGTGACTCGTCGCGTTCTCTGATCGCTTCCGTCGCCGCGACCGTCTCGGAATCTATCGCGACCTGCCAGGCGCCATCCTCGTTTGACCGTCGCGCCGGCAACGTGCCTCGCTTGATGCGCCCATAGATGGCGGGGCGGCCGACACCCAGCATCCGCGCGGCCTGTCCGATAGACACCCATCTTTCTTCGTTGTCGTCCATGGCGCTCCGACCCCGACTATGCGATAGTCGCGTGTTCTCAACGTGATAGCGACGATGGAGTCACACGGAATGACGTACGGAACAAACTCAAGCGCAGACGTGACACCGCTTCCGACCCCCGGACCGTCGCACATATCGTGCAACGTGACCGATCTCGAGGCGCTCGCCAAGCTGCCCCCCGATCTCGACCCCATCATCCCGCTGCTCGAGGAGCGCCGCGCCTGTCTCGACCGTGTCGACCTCGACCGGGTCGCGGCGATCGACGACCAGCTCGTCAGGCTGCAGCCGGTCACCGGTGACGGCGTGGTCGCGGTCCTCCTGCTGATCGAGGAGGAGATCGCCTGCAACGCCGTCGAGGGCGACTTCGTCCCGGCGCTGCTCGCCAATGCGCGGGGCTATTTGGGCAAGGCGACCTCGAGGGCCTGACCGACCACGCTCGGGATCGTCTCCGCAGTTTCGAGGAGTCGGTGCGCCATTCGCCGCAGGAGCCCCGCAGAGGCGTCAGGACGGCCGAAAGGCCCTGATGCATGGCTTGCCCGTTATCGCTCGCTGACGGGGCTCCCGCGGCGACGTAGGGGCATGCTAGCCGAATGCTCCTCCGTATCTGGCGCTGCGCGTGGCCTCGTCGCGGACCGCCGCCTTGGCGAGCTCAACGGTCCGCTCCATCGCGGCCATGATGCGCTGCTCGACCCCGGGCTCGGCACCGCGGGCGTCGATCGGCGCGTTCAGCGTCACGCTCACGCCCCCGCCCGACCTGGCCCGGATGCTGCCCTCGCCGCGGTGCACGTCCACGATCTCGCCGGGCGTCGCGCGGAACTGCACGAGCTGGCTGTCGATGCCGCCGCCGCCCCCGACCTTGAAGGTGCCGCCCATGGCGAAGCCGAAGGGCTTGTACTGGTTGGCGCCGCCCGCGCTTGCGCCCGTTGTCCCCGTCGTCCCCGTGGCCCCGCCGCCGAAGTAATTCCCGAGCGCCGCCGTCGCGATCGGGAGTAGCGTCCCGATGGCGCTGCTCAAGCCCTGCTGGATCGCCAGCCGGGAAAGGTCCGCGAGGATGCTCGCGACCATCTCCTTGACCTCGAGCTTGCCCGTCGTCGCGAACTCGACCAGCGCGTCCTCGAGGCCCTTCATGGCCCGCTTGCCGAGCTGAGCGGCCTGCTCGTACATATTGCCAGCTTCGAGAGCGTACTCTGCCATTCCTTGGGCAAACCCGAGGAAGAAGTCGCGCGTCGTGGCCGCCGTGCCCTGGAGCTGCGCGCCGAGCTGCGCCACGGTCGCCCTGAGGGTCGCCATGTGGTCCGCGGTTTCCTCGCCGGCCTCGCCGAGGTTCACCACGGCGCCCCGGTACCTGGTCGCGTCCCGGATCGCATCGCCGAGCGGCAGGGCGGCGGGCACGAGCGGCGGCAGGACCGCGCCCCCGGCACCGGTGTTGTCGTTGGTGTCGGTGGGCACCCTCGGCGGCCGCGCGACCGGTCGGATCCTCGCGAACGTCTCGTTGATCTGGTCCTCGGCCTGGACGAAGGCGTCGGCCCACGCCTGGGCAATGTCCTCGCCATAGCTGGCCATCTCGTCCCGGGCCTCACGCAGCCCCTGGGCAGCCCCGGAGAAGTCCAACGTGACCAGCCGGCCCAGCGCGGTCAGCATGTGCCCGGTAGCCGCCACGGCCTCCTGGATCGAGCGCACGATGGTCACCCAGACCGCGTTGATCACCCCGCCGACCCTGACCGTGCGTTCCCCGACTTCGAAGGTCTGATCCGAGAAGGCCACGATCCCCGCCGTCGCCGCGGCAAGTGCGGTCACCGCCAGGCCGAGCGGGCTCAGCAGGGCCCCCACGCCCGCAACGAACAGCGCCAGCAAGGGCAGGGCGGTGGCCAGGGCCGCACCAGTCGCGGCGAGCTTCACGGCGAATGCCTGCATCTCCGGGCTGAGCGACTTGAAGTACCCGGTGACCGCACGAATGCCGTCGGCCAACGTCTGCAGCGCGCCCCCGATGAGCTTGCCGATCTCAACGGCGATGCCCTCGGTTTCCTCGGCGACGTCGATCATCGTCCGGGCAAGCGCCTTCATCCCGTCGTTGAGCCCACCGGTGCCGATAGCCCGGGCCAGCCCGGAGAAGACGTCACCGAGGTTGCTGACCAGGCCGGGCAGCCGGTTCATCTGATCCGCCATGGCGCTGGCGAAGTTCACGTTGCCGATGGTCTCGAGGTAAGCGACGATTTCCGCGCTGTTCTTCCCGACCGTCGTGGTCACGCCCTGGAAGGTGAAGGCCACCTCGTCGCCCTGCTGCTTCGCCCGGATGCCGAACTCTTTGAGCCGCTCGAACTCGCCCGTGCTGGCGTCCGCGGTCGCCTCGATGAACTGCGTGAGGCTCTTGCCGAAAGCCGAGGCAGTGTTGCCGAAGCTCTTGAGGCGCTCCTCGGTCGGCTGAATACCGAGCGAGCGCAGCCGCACGAACGCGGTCACCGACTCCTCGAGCGCGAACGGCGTCTGCTGCGCGAACTTCGTCAGCGCGGCGAAGGCCGCCTGCCCAGCCGCGGCCGAGCCCGTCACGGTCTCGAGCGAGCCCTGGAGCTTCTCGAACTCGATGTTGGTGTTGATGACCGAGCGCGCCACCAAGGCCGTGGCGAGCGTGCTGCCGAGCGTGGCGATCTGCCCCTGCACCGACCTGAGGCTGCGGCTGACGGCCGCGAAGGGCGCCCCGATCGCCGAGGCAATCTTCGTGAACCGCCCCCGCGTCGTCTGCTCGACGCTGGCGAGCTGCCGGTCGATCGTCCCCGTGGCCTGGGTCAGGTCTGAGCGGAGCTTGTCGAAGCCGTAGCGGACTTCGACGAAGGCCTCGGCAATCCGGTTGTCGGCCATGATCCTCACTCGCTGGCGTAGGCGTGCGAGCACCATGTGCGCGACCTATCAGCGGATGGGCGACCGTTTCCCGTGCGCTGATAGGATCAGCAGGCTCATTGATTGCGTTGATGCTGGGTCGGCTGATGCAGGTCCGAAAAACCCAGTGTTTCCGGGCCTGATTTCGCTGATTATCGCCGCCTTTTTGCGAGGGCCATCAGGCGATCAATGGGCGCCAATAGCGCGTTACTTCAAAGGGTTAGAGCGAAATAAGGGCGATATTTGTCATAACTGATATTATCACTCATTGAGACACGCACGCGGGCACTTATGCTGCCGCAGATGCTTCCACGCCCTTCAGCCTCTCACCCGCCGTCCGGAGCTCCGCCAGATCCCGACGACTGCGGAACCCAGCCTGAACGTCGCATCTGGCGTTCCACGCGGGACTGCCGCCCTGGGCTTCGCCGAGGAGTCGCTCGAGCTCCCACAAGGCATGGCCAGCCCGGCCACATCGGATCAGGGACGCGGCGCGGCGTAGCGCGAGCTCGGTCTCCTCGTCCATCGTGCGGCCCCTCGCGACACCAGATGTGTCAATATATGCCGGCTGCGGGCATGGGGCCAGCATCATCACGCTACCTTGTCCGCTACGGCGGCGTTCTTCCGGTCCCACTCGAGATAATCCTCGACCCCGGCATTCACGATCTCTTGGGGCGGCCCGAAGAACGCCGCCTTGCTGTCGTAGGAGCACCCGTCGCAGTCGAGGTGGAAGAAAAGCGCGGCGCTCAACCTGGCTGGTCGGGTTCGCTGACAGTCGAGCAGTTCGGCGAGTGCATCTGGATCCAGTTCGGTCACGTCCCGGACGGTCTCTCCGACCTTCTGTGCCATGCCCTCGGCTCGGCGCTGCAGCCGCCAAATGTCGTGTTCTCGCGTTCCGAATCGTGGCTTTCTACCACGCTGCCTGATCATGCGCTCGCTTGGCAGCTCGTCACGATCGAGTTCGATCTCGCCAGCTCGCTTGTCGTCAAAGCCACTTCCCGCCGCTTCGAGCGTCTCCGCTCTGCCAAGGTCATCCCCTGGAAAATATTCGAAATCATCGATCGGCTTGGCCGAAGGCTGAGCCCCTTGGGGACCGACTTTGTCGGTCGCCCCTATATTATTTTTAGATTCAGATAGACTAGACTCTAATAGGGGGCACGAATCTGCACCTTTATGCAGGCAAGAATCTGCCCCTATCGCTCCGGAGTTCTGCCCCTTTCGAGGCACGTTGCGGAGTGCGTCGGCCTTCTCCCAAGTGATGAAGTAGTGGTTGTTCCTGCCGGCCTTCTTGACGGTGATGTAGCCGCAGGAAACGCCCCACTTGATCGCCTGTTTGACGGCTCGGGTGGAGCAGAGCGACTCGCTGGCGATCCTCTCGACGCTCGGCCAGGCGTAGCCGCGAGACGGGTTCCAGTGGTCGGCGATGCACTCGAGCGCCCTGATGGTCGATCCGCTCGGCACGTCGATCCGCAGATCATCCTCTTGGCACTCGTCCGCCCCAAGGCCCAATCTGACCGCCTTGGACCACAACACTCTGTCGAGCGACGTGCGCTGGTTCTGCCGCTCATCCCGGACAGCAGGGGCGGCTACGCCGTGCTCGGCCGGGGCGGTGGGGGCGGCGGGTGCTCTTGCGACAAGGTTGGCCATGGTCAACGGCTCCATTTTTTGGAGTGTCGCGACCACGAGGTGCTTGCACCAGTTGTGCTATCGGGTACAAGTCAGATCACAGTTAGCCGTGGTCGCACACGGTTCAGCGCCTCGCCGGGTTCCAGCCTGCGGGGCGCTTTCTTTTTGCGCTCCTGCCGCCGTGCCGACAAGGCCGCAACCGCCGTAGCAGGCCACGCTCGGCCATGAATCCGTAATCTCTCCGTCGCAATCCGTCGCTCGGGCGCTTTCGGACGATTTTCCCTTCGCATGTCGTCATGCCGTTCCCCTGACCACCACAGGGGATGCAGATGGCCGACGGATACCGGCAGATAGACTTTCTCTGCGACATGGCCGAGCTCGGCCCATGGTCGACGCAACGCCTCGACCACCTCGCCCGCCAGCTCCGGCAGACCGGCTTCTGGACCAAGCCTGGATCTGGCTGCGGCTCCATCAAGACCACACCGGCCGAGGTCGCCGTCGGCCTGATCGCCCTGGCAACGAATGCCTCAGGGCACGCCCTGCCGCAGACCATCCACACCTACGAGGAACTGCCTTTGCAGGTCGGCGCCGGCTTGCCGACGTTCGGCGCGGCTCTGCGCGCGGTGCTCTCGACGCTGCCTGGCGAAGGCGACCAGCCGGCATTGTACGTCGGCATCAGCCATCAGGTTGGCGGCTTCATGGGGCTCAAATCTGGGCTCGAGCCGGTCTTCTGGGGCGAATCGAAGACCCCCCTGACGTCGCCATGCGTGATCAGCTGCACGATCACCGGCTCATTGCTCGGTCAACTCGCCCTCGAGCTGAGCGACCAGCAAAGCCACACCGCGACCTGGGGCTCGATCCCCGTCGCTGATCTCGCCAACCACCTTCCCGCCGCACCCAGTTCATCGGAGATCCACTGATGACGACCACCGACCTCGCCCCGATCGAGGCCGCCCTCGCTGAAATGCAGGCCGCCTATCTCGAGCAGGCCAAGGCAGGCACCGAGCGTGCCAAGGCGCTCGAGGGCGAGATCGAGGATCTCCGCAAGGCCGTCGAGGGCTCCCTCACCATCGCCGGCCGGCCGTTCACCGCCGGGCAGTCGGCCGCGACGAAGGCACGCGAGGCCGAAGGGAAGGCCCTGATCCACTTCGCCCGAACCGGCGACGAGCGCGAGCTCAAGGCCCTATCGGTCGGCCACGACCCGGACGGCGGCTACCTGGTCGGCACGCAGATGGAACAAGGCGTTCGCGTGCTCGAGCGGGATCAGACCGTCATGCGCCGCCTGGCCCGTGTGGTCGAGCTGCCGGCCGGCGACCGCCTCGAGGTGCCCATAGACGACAGCGAGCTCGACGCGGTCTGGGTCGGCGAGCAGGAGGCGCGGCCGGCCACCACCACGCCTGAAGTGCAGATCGAGGCGGTGCCGCTCGATGAAATCTATTCGCTGGTGCCGATCACCCAGAAGCTCCTCGATGTCGGTCCGAGCTTCTTGATGGACTGGGTCCAGGGCCGGATCGCCGACAAGTTCGGCCGGGCCGAGGGCCAGGCGTTCTTGAGCGGCAACGGCGTGAAAAAGCCGCGCGGCCTGCTCAGCTATCCGACCGCCACGACCGCCGACTTCACCCGCGATTGGGGCACTTGGCAATATCAGCCGTCGGGCGCCGCCTCGACGATCACCTCGGACAGCCTGATCCGCTTGAAGGGCCTCCTGCGCACGCCGTACCGCCGCGGCGCCCGCTGGCTGATGAACAGGACCACCGAGACGGCGGTCTCGCTGCTCAAGGACGGCGAGGGGAGGTATCTCTGGGCGCCCGGGCTCGCCGATGGGGCGCCGAACCGGCTCCTGGGCCATCCTGTCGAGCTCGACGAAGGCATGGCCGACGTCGGCGCCGGCGAGATCCCGATCGCGTTCGGCGACTTCGGCCGGGCCTACACGATCGTCGACCGCCCGGGCATGCGCATGCTCCGCGATCCCTTCACGGCCAAGCCCTCGGTTCTGATCTACAGCTATAAGAGAACCGGCGGCCGGGCGGTGGACTTCCACGCGGTCAAGATGCTCAAGGTCGGCGAGAGCTGATGACCGGCGGCGGCCTCGCGACGAAGGCGGCCGGGCTTCTCGATCTCAAGATCGGCAGCGAGCCCGGCAGCTTCACCGGCCTGGGCTCGGTCTTCGACAACGTCGACAGCGACGGCGACGTGATTGCCCCGGGCGCCTTCAAGGCCTCGCTCGAGGCGCACGCCGCGGCCGGGACCTGGCCGGCGCTGCTTTGGCAGCACAACACCTCGTTGCCGGTCGGCGAGTGGGAATCGATCCAGGAGACGGCGCGCGGCCTCGAGGTCGCGGGCCAGCTCTGGGTCAACAGCGAACCGGCGGACGGCCTCGCGCATCGCGCCTGGCGGTACCTCAAGGCGCGGGGCCGGCGGGGCTTGTCGATCGGCTTCAGGATCAAACGGCAGCGCAGCGACCGGACGCGCGGCGTGCGCATCATCGAGGCAGTCGAGTTGGTCGAGATCTCGATCGTGACCGAGCCCGCCAACCCGGCCGCCCGGGTCGACACGGTGAAGGAGATGAAGTTCCTCGACGCTCAGCGCGCGGCCGCCCGGCTCGCCGCAGCACGCGGTGCTGTGGCGCTCGAGCTCCAGACGGTCGAGCTCAAGATTCGCAACGTCACCGCCTTGATCAGGATGTACAGGTGAGCTTGCGAGCGGTCCGCCGGCGGACGCCGAAGACGACCGGCTCGATCTCCCCGGGCACGGCGATTGCCGCAATTCTGGCACTCGACCGGCGGTCCCGCGAGGGCCGGCAGCTCGCGGCGATCGCGGCCATGCT